GGGAAAGGGTATTTAGGTATTTGGTATTGCGTCATTGGTGCATTAGGTAAACTAAGTGCAGGTGCTTGAACCGTATCTACTGTCCCACCGTTCGTAGGTATGTCCACCTTGTATATATTGTCCACGACCTCGGACTCCCGCAACTTACTACCCAGTACGATAGGGGATTTTATTTTGCCTTTGTGAGGACACCCCTTGCACAATTCAGGGTTTAGGTCGTTGAACGAATCGCACAAGTACGGGCCTTTAACTTCACTTGCCTTACGTTCTGTTTCTTGTGCTGAGTAGTCAGGGTGCTTACTTGATATTTTGTGGATAGCAGTATCACGGTCACTACAATGCGCGGCGATAGATATACCCGCTCGCCATAAGGGTTCGTCTATTTCAGCTTGGTTCTTAATTATGTTAGTTAGTTGTGCACAGCCGTTACCCATTAAAGACCGCTTGGCAATATCTTTAAATAGGCTTTCTTTATTGCCCATCAAGTGTTGCATCAGCGAGCCGATTTCTATATTAGTAGTGCTCACGAGTAGGGGTGGTGCTACAGGTTCGGTGCCAAGCAGTGCAGCAAACGTTTCAAAATCTATAGGAGCTATATCAGTGTCTTGGTTGTATATATACACATCAACGGGTGTATCAGGTTTATAGTTGTGCGTGTCGGGCACTCGTAGAACCCTAGCAGCGTCAGCCGTTACCGAGGGGTCAGCGCCGAACTTGTTTTCTATACATACTTCTTTCAACCTCTGCGCTACATGAAACCAATCCGTGTACGGCACAGCTTCGGTGAGTATCCAGTAAACATGGACGCCCCTGCCAGAGTTAACCAGTGTTGGTGCGGGTAAGCTGTATACACTTCTAAACTCGTCAAGACGCGTTATGGCCTCTTTTTGGGTTTTAAACTCCTTACCTTCACCGCAGTCTAAATCTAGGAACAGAGATTTTAGGTGCTTAACATTACTTACCTTTCGAGACTTATCATCTTGGAACGTGGCTAGACTAAAATAGGCGTTATACCCACCCACATCTAGGTCGTCAGCCGCATCTATTAACTCGTCAACAGTATTATGGAACGACTGTCGCCTAGACCCGCCTTTGTTTATACCGAGTAGGCAATGATACCCACTACCGCTTAACGCAGTATTTAGAAATGTTCGTCTATACATCATAAACCCCAGTAGAGCGCCCCCATGAGTGAGGGCCTTATTTTTCTAGTCGTCCCACTCGTCTATCAAGGAGCTAAGGTCGTCGTCTACTTCAACTTCTGGGGTAACCTTTTTAACCGTCTTCTTAGGCTCTTCTATTTCCGGCTCAGGCTCTGGTTTAACTTTCGCTTTCTGTTTAACTTCCGCCACAGGCTCGGCTGTATCTTTAGCTTTAGCTTTAACACCGTCAGACTCGGCTACGGTCATAGATAGGGCGTCTTTAGTGGCGTCTGAATTTTTAGCCTCTATAGCACTTGTTAACTCGTTTTCAGTCAACGGACGCACCGCTTTAAAGAATAGCTTAGGTGTTTCCGCTTCATCGTCGAAGTACATGTTTGTCACAACGGCAATGGCAGGTGCTTTGTTAGCGTTCAAGAATTTGGCGTAAGACTGCATTGGCATATTGCCGCCTTTAGCATCACCAAACAAAGACGTCGCAGGTAGTTGTAGTTGGTAGACAGTTGCTATGTCGTCTGTAAGCGTAACCGCTAAACGTTGACTAAACCTACACGCCCTTGAATCACCTTGCCCGCTACCCTTTATGGATTGGGGACAGGTAGCGCATTTGTCCGACTGCTTCTGACTCGCAGGTACTTTATCACTAGGTGTCTTAGTATCTTCTGACCAGCACGACGGTGGGGTAACTGCTTTAGGATCGTACGAACCTTCATAATATGTGCGTGATATAGGCGAGGCGTCTACGATAACAATGTCGATGTTGTCGTCTTTACTCACATTAACTTGTTCCCCACCAACCATCAAACGAAACTTACCACCTTTGATGCTGATACGTTTGTAATCATTGCCCCCGCTACCTATTAACTTGTTATTGTCTTCTAGTAGTGATTTGAACATGTCGCTGTTAGCTAATGCACCTGCTAAATTTGAGATATCTGTGCTCATTGTATTACCTTATATATCGTCTGTTGTGTAGTGTTCATCGAATATGGCAGATATTCCATCGTCGGGAATTATGCTTTCGATATCCTTTGCTTGACCTTCTACAGCCGCGTTTTTGTGGTCTGTCGTACCTACTTGTAACAGGGCCGCTTCTACTTTTTCTACGCTGAATCGGTACGTACTACCTATTTTAACATAGGCACTCTTGGGAATATGGTTAGCCTTAACCCAGTTACGTATAGTGGATACGGAGACCGAAAAATGCTCGGCCAATTCTTCGATTGTATTAAATCGCATTATGCTTTCCTCACGGTTATTTGGTATTCCGATGTTTGCTCTAGTGACGTTATTTCAACGTCGGGGTTTTCGTCAAGGTACTCGCGTACAGCAGTTTGGTTAAGACGTTTCTCGAAAAACTCAGGTATCTTTTTATCGAGTACAAACTTGTGCATCTCAGACCAGTCGTTAGACCAGAACCGTGTCTTGACCGTGCGATAAAACGTACCAGAAGTAGTCTTGACGCTCTCAACACCTTGCTCTTTGCAGTAGCCGAGAAGTGCAGTTTTAATTTTGTTCTGTTGTTCTTCTAGCTTCTTGTTCTCCGCATCAAAAGCACGTTTTATTTCGGCACGTTTGTCACGAATCTTGATGTATACGCTTGTTAATTTGTTAGGTAAATCGGCGCTCATGTTGTATCTCCAGTTGTTAGTTGTTCGGGTGAGTGATTACTATAATAGTAAATAATAAGTTATGCAAGTATTTCATTATATAAATCTATAATTTTTTCGTGTAGGTTAATTCTATTGTCTAAGAGCGCATAAACATGTTTCTCCACGGGGGACCCACGAAGTTGCACGACCGTACACTTATGGTCTTGCCCTGCTCGATGCACTCGGGCGTTTGCTTGGGCGTATATTTCTAGCGAGCTTGTCGGCCCCCACCATACGATTGTATTAGCGGCGGTTAGTGTTACTCCATGCGCGGCGGCTTGTGGTTGGATAACTAGTACTTGTGGCGTATCCGTGTTTTGAAACTTCCTAAATATGTCTGTGCGTTTACTCGCGGATACCTCTCCAGATATAATCTCGTTAGTTATACCATCCTTGGTTAGCTTGCCCGCGATTAGGTTTATGACGTTTTTGAACGGCGCAAATATAAGTACCTTCTTACTAGACTCGTCGATAACTTCTCGCAGTACTTTATACCTGTAGGTTATGTCGAACTCTAGTACTTCCTTACTGTCAGTGTAAGTAGCGCCAAGGGCTATCTGTAGTAACTTACTCATAGCTATAGCGGCGTTCTTCGCGGTAACTTCTTCACCTGCGGCTTGTATAACAAGTTTCTCTTTGAGGGCCTTATAGTATTTGGCCTGTTGCCTAGACAACTCGACGTCACGCTTTACATAAACCATTTCAGGTAGGTCTAAGCACTCTTCTTTAGAGTGTCGTATGGCAGGTTGTAGTAGCTCAAACACTTTTTCCGACGCATTGTGTTTAGGTATCCATTTGAACTGCGATATTTTTACCATCAGCAGGTCTTTGAACGAGTTCATAAACCTAGGGATAGTCTTAGGCGCCACTAGTTTTATAAGCCCAAAGGCGTCTATAGGCGACTGCGCGGCAGGTGTGCCCGTCATAAGCCATAACCATGTGTTCGGCTTTAGTAACCTGTTAAGTACTTTCCATCTAGCCGTACTCGGGTTCTTATAGTGTGTGGCTTCGTCTACAATGATTAAATCAAAACCGCCTTTATCTATCTCGTCGAATACTATTTCTATACCATCATAATTTATTATCACGTACTCAGTGTTAAGGCTTAGCACGTCTAACCTTTTCTGTTTAGAGCCGTACGCAACTTCTACCCTGCGGTGCATGGCGAACTTAAACATGTCGTCCTTCCACGCCGACTCCATTATAGACAGCGGGCATATGATTAACACTCGCTTGATTATCTTTTGTGATAACAAGTAATCAGATGCCCATATAGCACTGCCAGTTTTTCCAGTACCCATCTCGGAGAAACAGAAAGACCTACGGTTCATAGTAAAAAACGCGGCTGTTTCAATCTGGTGTGCGAAAGGTTTGTATTGCCCTGTCCATGTGTACTGACCCTTGATAGGTGAGGGTGCTTTTATACCTAGGTTGTTGAGTATGTTTACTTCTTGTAAACCCCATCTAACCAGTACCCTGTTATCAGATAGTGCTTTGCTCCTCGGTATGAGGTTGGCTATTCTTTCAGGGTTGCGGCTACGCAACAAGATAGCCTTGTTGTCTATGATTTTCATGTATACCCTTTGCAGTGCGTTAGCACGGTAGTGTTAGGGAATCCCTAACTTAGTTTTTCTTCTGGTAGTTACGTGAGCGATTCTTACTAGGTGATTCTAATTTGTACCCGTCCTCATTTGTGCCGCCCTTGCTCAAGGCTTTGTTGTGGCTAACATCTTTACCCTTGCGCTTAGGTGATTTCTTCATCACCGTACCCGTATCACGCTTGTCTACAGCACGTCTAGCGCGTTGGCGCTCCATGCGTAGCGGGTGTTCGTTGTTTGCTTTCTGCCTAGCGTACTCGGCTTTGTAGTCGCGTTTCTTCTTAGCCATTATCTATTTGCTCCGTTGTGTATGCACTCAATAACAGGGCAGTGCGCTTTGCACAAGCCCGACTCCCGCGTAGCCCATTTATTTAACTTGTACGCCTTTACCATTTGGTCGTATCGGTTAACCCACTTAGCCCACAGTACTGGTTTCATGGTGCGCGTGTATTTAGCCTTTATTAACTCGTTACAGCGTGTGAACACTAAACCAGAACGCGTTTCTTCTACTTCGGGGTAATGGGCAAAAACTAATAGCGACATAAGCTCCAGTTGGTCTTTATCTGCGTACTTGGTGTTCTTACCTGTTTTATAGTCTATGACCCACGCTAACTTCCCATCGACAATAAGTAAATCTATTATCCCCCGTATCCACACAGTTTTGGCAAAGAACGAACAAGGTTCAAGGTCTTTCGTTATACCCATCTTTAGTTCTACTAACTTGTCACCCTGCTTAGTGTTCAACGAATCCAAGGCAGGTATCATGTATTTAAACTTGTTGGGTACCGGCTTACCCTCACCTATATAGTCCTCAGCTACTTTGTGAGCTTCGTTACCGTAGCGAGTAGCATCGGTCTCTATAAACGGATATTTGTTAAGGTGCTTAACGTGGTAGAACTGCATCGGGCACTGCAAGAATGCTTTGATGTTTGAGTATGATGTGGGGTGTATAGCTTTAATGTTAATCATTACGCTTCCTTTACTAGTGCTAGTAGCTCTTTCATCGCCTGTACCTTAACTCGTATAGCCAAACGTTTGCGCGTTACATTTATTCCAACCTGCTGTTTGTACGTTAATGAGTTAGCTCGTGTTGGCGCTACTTTTATACTAGGCATCACAATCCCCATAATATTTAGCGACGTCGAGGTCGCAGTTTAGTGGTAATCCTGTTGCCCATGGCGGGGTTCTGCTCATAGCGTTACGTACTGACATCTTAGCCTTCTCCACTATGGCAATATCGTCAGGTATGCACAACACAATAGAGTCGTGCACCGTAAGCCGAACTGGATATTGTTTCTGTATTTCGAGCATCTGGTCAGCCATTACTATCTTAGCGAGTCCTTGGCAAATATTCTCAGTTAGTTTACCACCATATATACGCGTGTGCCCCTTGTTTCCGATGTACTTAAATTGCGGCCCTTTACTGGTCTGCTCGGCTACATGTAAATTGGGGTAGAACTGAATTAAACCGTTGGGTAGGCGTATACCTTCTTGGTCAGGCACTACTTGCAGAACACCTTCACGACCAAACGGTAACGCGTCACCACGTGACAATGCGGTAATAACGTCGCCCCC